AATCTTTTAGCAGATATTAGAAAACAATCTAAAATGGCCGAACTTGGTCAAGGCGATCCAGTTAGACCAAATCAATTGGTCAACGACCTATATGACGTTATGCAATGGATTGAAGCCAATATGAAAGAATCAGTTAATACAGAATCAGTCAATACAGGAGATATTATGACAAGATTACAAGAAGGCGAAGTACAACAGGCTTCCGCTATCGTTACAGCAAAGACTATGGTTGACAGAGTCAGTCGTTGGATCGAAGAACTCAGCGGTATGGAGAATGACACACTGCTGCAATTAGGTGATTCAATCCGCGACGAAATGAGCCAAGAACAGGCCAAGACCTTTATCAGTTCAGTGGCACCGGCCATTCAACAGGCCTTAGAAAACCTAAAGACCACACGCGAAACGTTAGCCACAGGTGTGCGTATGCTTACAGGTGAAGAGCAAGGCGCAGAAATGCTAGGCGGTGAACCGAGCGCAGACATGGGCGGCGATGAAATGGGTGCCGTAGAACCAGATGCCATGAACGCCGGTGGTGAAGAACTAGGTGGCGATGACGAGTTTGCTGCCGCAGAACCAGCAGCAGGTATGGGTGATGCAGGACGTGAACAACGTGAAAGCATTGATCGCAGCAGCAGTTTACTCAAAGTATTAGCTGGATAATGAGACTCAGTGAAATTACTTCGGCCAAAGAACAACAACAGTTAGACGAAATTCTACCAGTGTTGGGAGCAGTCGCGGGCGGAGTAGCACGAGGTGCTGCTGCGTTAGGTGGCGCTGCAATGAGAGGTGGTACCGCTCTTGCCAAAGGCGTTGGCAATGCAGTGTCACAAGGTGCAAAGACTGCGAGCAATGTAGCATCACAGGGTGCAAAAGCAATTGGTCAAGGAGTTAAGGCAGTTGGACAAGCAGCGCAGGCCGGTGGCATGGGTGGTGAAGCAGATCCTGCTGCCCAAGCTCAAGAAATAGCTGCTGCTAAAAAAGAAGTGCAGGATCAAATCAAAGCCAAGCAACAGGAACTGCAACAACTACAACAACAATTGGCACAGATAAAATGAGATTTTTTGAATTCGTAGACACCGATCTAGGACTAGACAAATTTGTTATGATCCTGAAAAACTTTATTGGCCGGGCCGCCAGTAAAAAACAAGTTGCTAAATTGAATTGGAGAACCCTACAGAAAATTGCCACAGACAGCGGTTTTGAAATGGGCGCGGACTACGAAACTTTTAAAAGCATGTATGATTCCAGCCCAGTGATACAAGGCCTAGTAAAGAATTTTAATGCAGACGGCATAGAACTTAATGTACCAGGTACAGACAAAGAAACACAGACCCCAGTGAAACAGGATCAATCCAGCCAGGATGCTGTGGATAAAATCGCAGCAGGTGCGGCTGCTCAAAATCTAACTCCAAGTTTGACATAATCAACGTATTCTGTTAATATATACAGGATATGACTACATCTTACACTCCACCGCCGTTTGTCGAACGGTACCAATATAAAAACTGCACCCAAATCAATGATCCTGTAACTCGTAAACGAGTATACCTCACTCCCGATGGAGAACGCCTTCCATCAGTGACCACTATCCTCAGCGCCACCAAAGACATGACTCATCTTAATGAGTGGAAAAATCGCATAGGTCATGCTAAAGCTCAACAAATTACCACAGAAGCTGCTGGAGTGGGCACAGCCATGCACAGCAATCTAGAAAGATTTCTAGTAGGGGAACAGCGTCAGCCTGGTAATAATCCTGTACATGTGCAGGCTAATAAAATGGCAGATGTGATCATTGAAAACGGCCTAAGCAAAATGAGTGAAGTATGGGCAATGGAACAGAGCCTGTATTTTCCTGGGCTGTATTCAGGTACCACTGATCTCATAGGTGTTCATGAAGATCAACCAGCTGTGTGCGATCACAAACAGACTAATAAACCTAAAAAAGCTGAATGGGTGGAAGACTATTATCTGCAACTGGTGGCTTATATACTAGCACATAATGAGGTATATGGCACAGACATACGCAAGGGTGTGATTTTTATGTGCTCACGGGCCTTTGAATATCAGGAATTTAGACTAGAAGCCAAGGATTTTAATCGATATCAAGATCTATGGCTCAACAAGGTAGAGGAATACTGGCACAGCCTGCGATAAATACTTTATCGTAGAGGATAATATTATGGCGGTTGTGCAGATCAGCAAGATACAGGTCCGCAGAGGACAAAAAAACTCCAACAGTGGTATTCCACAGCTGAGTTCAGCTGAATTTGCATGGGCTGTGGATTCACAGGAACTGTTCATAGGAAATGGCAGCGTATTGGAAGGTGCACCATATGTAGGTAACACTAAAATCCTTACAGAACACGATAACATTTTAGATCTTGCTAGTAGCTATCAGTTTGCCAGTGATGACACAGCTATCACACTCAGTGTTCCACGCAGTCTACAAAGCAAAGCAGACGAAACAGTCAGCGTGACAGATTTCGGAGCTATAGGAGACGGCAGCACGGACTGTGTTGCTGCTTTTGAAACTGCGGCCACACAACTGTTTCGCAATGCCAACAATAATTACAAAAAAATACTGATGATTCCCAATGGTGAATATCTGTTCACCAATGATCTCAGTCTGCCGTCAGATGTTATTTTGCAGGGTGAAACGAGACATGGAGTAATATTAAACATTGGTGTGAATAATATTAGATTTATCACTAGCACAGGACTAGAGCTAGTAGATTTCAACAGCACTAATAGACCACAGAACATAGACATCAGCAATCTCACTATTTCAAGAACTCTAGGACAGTTGGTATTGTCTGGAGTTGCCAACAGTACTTTTTCAAAGATAAACTTTATAGGGTCTTATATATTAGGAACCACAGTGGCGTCCTTGGCCACTGAGCCGTCAGCGGTGTTTTGGGAAAATATATTAGTAGGCACGAAAACAGATTCGATATTATTCAGAGACTGTGTATTTGAAGGAATTAGTGTGGCAGTAAAATGTCTACAGACCGCAGTATTTGATACAGAAATCAAATTCGAAAATTCACGCTTTTTTGTCAACGACACAGGCATATACATCGATGGGGTCGCTACCCAAGGTAACAATTGGACCATATATGACTGTGTGTTTGAAGAAATTGATCGCCAAGCATTTCGTGCCACCAACGGTCAAGGTACTACTATCAATCGATCAAAATTTAAAAACGTAGACAACGGCACCAACACCGCTGCCAATCCTGACGATGTGATGGTGTACTTTGGAGAACAGATCGGCAATGTGGTGGTTGATTGCACCAGCGATCGCCAACAGGCCGGTGGTATGACTGCGGTAGATACCAAGGCCTCATTTGTAGAAGTATACAATGCTGCTAATGTAAATTTTGTAGACAGAAACTACTCACTGATCTATCTCAGTGACAGTTTTCAACCCTTGGCAGTTTTTTCTGCATTAAATAAGTTTACAGTGATAAACTATAGCTTGCGACTTGGTAGCCACGTGCGATTTGGCACTCTGCAAATGGCCATAGGCGACGACCTCGCAGGTATTGATGATGTCACTAATGTCAGTATAACTGACAGTTTTACCTACTCACCTAATCTCGTAACCGCTCTAGGAGGACCTACTATGACTAATTTCGAATTTAACGCCGCACTCAAAGGCAACGCTGGTGACAGCGGTATTGAGACTGTGGTATTATCATACAAGAATCCTATCGCCACAGGTCTAACAGGCAGCATCTCGTTTGATGTAGCCTACGGTGTTTGATCAGTATGGCACTGATCGAATAGCAGCTTGGAAACAGTTCAGAGACAGACTAGAAACTAGTAATAGTCCACTAGAAGATGTCGCTGAACTTTGGAGCCACGCTCCATTTGTAGCTTCTTATCTCGATCCAAACGATCCCGAACAATGGCCCGATCCCTGGCACTTGGTGCTGGATCTGCGGCTAGATGATCTTGCGATTGCCTTGGGTATGCTGTATACTATAAAATTAACACAGCGGTTTATAAAAACCAATTGTGAGATACATATGTTAATGATTCCAGAGAAACCACAGGCACAGTACGTGTTGATAGTGGATCACAAGCATGTGTTGAATCATGCCAGTAGAACGGTGTGCAGTATTAAAGAAATCAAAGACATTGATGCCAGCATGGTGTGGCAACAATAACCCCCAGTAATAAATACATAAAATACAAATAGAGACAGAACATGAGCATCACAGTAATCAAAAGAAATGGCAACAAAGAATCCCTAGCAGTAGAAAAATGGCAGGCACAGGTGGCCAAGGTCTGCCAAGGAATCGCAGACGTCAGCCAGTCAATGATAGAAATCAAAGCACAGCCACACTTCTATGACGGTATCACTACCGAAGAGATCGATGGCATCACATTGCGAGCTATAGTCAATCTCATAGACATCGAACACAATCCAGACGTAGGGCACACCAACTATCAGTTCGTGGCAGGAAAGCAACGACTAAGCATGTTGAGAAAGGATGTATATGGCCAATACGACCCTCCCCACCTCTATGACATCGTGAAGAAAAATGTTTCAGTGGGACTATACACAGCAGAATTGTTAGAGTGGTACACAGAAGACGAGTGGAATCGAATGAACGACATGCTAGAGCATGATCGAGATGAGCAATATTCATTCGCTGCCATTGAACAACTTATAGAAAAGTATCTTGTTCGTAATCGTGCGACTAAGGAAATTTATGAAACTCCACAAATTCGTTACATGGTGGCAGCAGCAACAGTCTTTCATAGAGAAGAACCCAATTCAGCAAGAATGCGATATATCAAAGAGTATTATACCGCCGCATCTGACGGCTTGTTTACTCTTGCAACACCTGTGTTGGCTGGTCTTGGCACTCCGACTAAACAGTTTAGTTCTTGTGTTCTTATCCGCAGTGATGACAACTTGGATAGCATTTTTGCTTCAGGAGAAATGATGGCCAAGTATGCCAGCAAACGTGCAGGCATTGGTTTAGAAATTGGCCGACTGCGTCCATTGGGTAGTCCTATACGTGGTGGCGAGATAATGCATACCGGCATGATTCCTTTCCTTAAAAAATGGTTTGGTGATTTACGTTCATGTTCACAAGGAGGCATTAGAAACGCTTCGGCCACAGTTTTTTATCCTATATGGCATCTGCAGTTCGATGATCTTATCGTACTGAAAAATAACCAAGGCACAGAAGAAACTCGAGTGCGACACATGGACTATGGTGTTGTTTTATCTGCATTCTTCTGGCGTCGCTTCAAGAACAAGGAGAACATCACGTTCTTTGACCCCAACGAAGTACCAGATTTATACGAAGCATTCTACAGAAACATAGAGCAGTTTGAACAACTGTATGTCAAGTATGAAAAACGCAAAGACCTGCGTAAAAAGGTCATGAGTGCCGAAGAAGTGTTTAAATCTGGCATTCTCAAGGAGCGTACAGACACAGGTCGCATCTATTTGGTGTTTATAGATAATGTAATGAATCAAGGACCATTTGATCCTGAATATCATACCATTTATCAAAGTAACCTGTGTTGCGAGATCTTATTGCCAACTCGTCCATTTAAAAGACTTGACGACGAGGAGGGACGCATAGCGTTATGCACACTGGGATCCATCAACTGGGGTGCGTTCCGAAACCCAGAAGACATGCGCCGTGCATGTCGCATATTACAACGCAGCCTTTGCAACATATTGGATTATCAAGACTTCCTGAGTATACAAAGTAAACTCAGCAATGATGAAATCCAACCATTGGGCATAGGTGTTACTAATCTTGCCTATTGGCATGCAAAAAGGAGCTACAGATATGGCGACAACGACGCATTGGCAGAAGTTAAAGTTTGGATGGAGCATCAGGCCTTTTACCTTACAGAATCCACCGTTGAATTGGCCAAAGAAAGAGGTCGCTGCAAAGACTCAGACAGAACCAGATACGGCCAAGGAGAATTCCCTTGGGAGCGAAGAGCCCAAGGAGTCAACGAACTTACCGACTTCAGCCCCGAACTTGACTGGGACAGCCTTAGACAAGAAATGATGCAACATGGGGTACGTAATGCCACACTAATGGCCATCGCACCTGTGGAATCGAGCTCAGTGGTCATAAACTCCACCAATGGAATAGAAATGCCTATGAGCTTGATCTCTACCAAAGAATCTAAGGCAGGATCATTGACTCAGGTGGTACCTGAATACAATAGGTTGAAGAACAAATATCAGTTGATGTGGGATCAACAAGACTGCGATGGTTATCTCAAAACTGCTGCGGTGTTGGCAGCCTATGTGGATCAAAGTATTTCTACAAATACATTTTACAATCCAGCACACTTCGCTGATCGCAAGGTGCCTACTACGCTGATCGCTAAGAATCTCATGCAAGCACACATGTGGGGACTCAAGACATTCTATTACAGCCTGATCAACAAGGCAGGCAGCAAGGCTATGTCCGAGGCCACACCTGAAGTACATTACAACGGCTTTCACAATGAACGAGAAGTTGAAACCAGCATTGAAGAAGAGGACTGCGAAGCATGCAAACTATGATGACAATAACCGAATCAGCCAAGACTAAAATATTAGATCTACTTCTGGAAGAAGGTAATCCTGATCTATCACTGAGAACGTTTGTGCAAGGCGGCGGGTGTAGTGGATTCAGTTATGGTTTTACTTTTGACGAAATAACAAATGAAGATGACTTTGAGATACCACTGGAAAAATTCAAAGTGTTAGTAGACGCTATGAGCATGCAATATCTACAAGGTGCCAGTATAGACTACAAAGAGGATATTTCAGGCAGCCAATTTGTTATCACAAACCCCAATGCTCAATCAACCTGCGGCTGCGGCAGCAGTTTTTCAGTATGACCTATAGCTTTATTAAGAAATTCATAATCGAAGGCAAGCGAGATAAATTGTTTCACCTGCCTTTGCCTTATGAAAAGTCAGAGCTAGAGCCTGTGAAAAGCAAGGAAACCATTGACTATCATTACGGCACGCTGTATAAAGCCTACGTTGATAGATATAACAAAAGTGAAGGCGATGATGATTTCAACGAAGCTGGAGCCTTTCTACACAATATATATTTTGGACAACTGCAGAAACCACAGGGAGCTAATCGGCCATACGATGCCAGCCTGGCATTTATTGAACAGCATTTCAAAACCTATGACAGATTCCGTGATGAATTTGAAACTACTGCGATGAAAATACAGGGCAGTGGTTGGGCGTATCTGGCCAAAGACGGCGAAATAAAAACCATTGTTAATCATGAGATACGCAACGACATAGTGCTTTTGATTGATTGGTGGGAACACGCCTGGGTGTTGGATTACCAGGCAGATAAAAAGAAATATTTAGAAAACATTTGGAAGATAATAAACTGGAGAGTGATAAATGGCGTACTCGGACAAGGTAATTGATCATTACGAACATCCACGCAATGTTGGTAAGTTTGACATAGATGATACGATTGGTACCGGTATGGTCGGAGCTCCGGCCTGTGGCGACGTAATGAAGCTACAGATCAAAGTCAAAGATGGAGTAATAACAGATGCAAGATTCAAAACCTACGGCTGCGGATCGGCCATTGCCAGCTCAAGTCTCGTCACAGAATGGGTCAAGGGTAAAACGCTTGACCAAGCACGAACGATTACTAATAGCTCAATTGCTGAAGAACTTGCCCTTCCACCGGTTAAAATACATTGTTCAATACTTGCAGAAGATGCTATAAAAGCAGCCGTAGATGATTATAAGAAAAAACATGATATCGCTGACTGAAACTGCGGCTCTTAAGGTTAAAACACAACTGGCTCAAAGACCACAGAGCCTTGGTCTTCGTATAGGAGTTAAAACCACAGGCTGTAGTGGGTTGGCCTATGTGTTGGAATATGTGGATTCACCACAAGGACCTCGAGCAGATGATTTAAGTTTTGTCAGTAATGGTGTGCATGTTTTTGTTGATCCAAAAAGCCTTGTGTATCTTGAGGGAATTGAAATGGATTGGATCAAGAAAGGACTCAACGAAGGTTTTGATTTTATCAACCCCAATGAACGTGATCGCTGCGGATGTGGCGAAAGTTTTAGAATCTAAAAAAATATCAAGGATTATACATACATGAGCAAACGTCAATACGACCTCGGAACAAAAACAGATTATGTGAACCGCAAAATGTTCTTGGACCCTGCCGGACCAGTTACCATACAGAGGTTCGAAGAAGTCAAATACAACAAAATAGTTGATTATGAAAAAACAGCCCGAGGATTCTTTTGGGTGCCGGAAGAAATCAATCTGTCAAAAGATGCCAACGATTTTAAAGATGCTACCGCCGCAGTCAAGCACATCTTTACTTCCAATTTACTGCGGCAAACCGCGCTGGATAGCCTACAGGGGAGAGCCCCTAGCCAGGTTTTTATGCCAGTGATCAGCCTACCAGAACTAGAAGCGTTGATCTATAATTGGACATTCTTTGAAACCAACATTCACAGTAGAAGTTACAGTCACATCATTCGCAACATCTACAATGTGCCTAAGGATGTGTTCAACACCATTCATGACACCAAAGAGATTGTGGACATGGCAGCCAGCGTGGGCAGATACTATGATCAACTGCATGAAATCAACTGTAGAAAAGAGATAGGTGAAACAATCTCTGAAAAAGATCATGTCAGAGCCATATACATGGCACTGCATGCCAGCTATGCTCTAGAAGCTTTCCGATTTATGGTAAGTTTTGCCACGTCATTGGCTATGGTAGAAAATCGCATCTTCATTGGTAACGGTAATATTATTAGCCTGATCCTGCAGGACGAACTGTTACACAAAGGTTGGACTGCATGGTTGATCAATCAAGTGGTCAAAGAAGATCCAAGATTCGCAGCAGCCAAAGCAGAATGTGAGGCAGAGGTATATCAGCTGTATCTAGATGTGATAGCTGAAGAAAAGGCCTGGGCCGATCATCTGTTTAAACTAGGTCCAGTGATTGGACTCAATGCTGCCATACTCAAAGATTTCGTGGACTATACCGCTGTAGGTGCTCTCAAAGACATAGGTATCAAATATCAGGCCACTGCTCCACGATCAACACCCATTCCGTGGTTTAACAAACACACTGATACCAGTAAAAAACAGAGTGCGTTGCAGGAAACAGAGAGCACCAACTATGTGATAGGTGTCATGGGTGAAAAACTTGACTACGATGCCCTTCCGGCTATATAAATTATGTATAAAGCACAGTACAAAAAACATAACCCTTTTGAGTCATGGATAACCATAGGCGCATATACCACAGAGCAGGCAGCAATCTCGGCTGCAGTGGGTTTCAAACGCAAAGGTGCATTGTTGGTTAGAGTAACCGGTAAAAACGGTGCTGTGATATACTCAAGTTAAGGAAACAACAATATGCAAGCAGTGATATGGAGTAAAGACCATTGTCCCTACTGTGATCAGGCCAAGGCTCTGCTATCACAGAGAGGCATAGAATTTGAAGAACGCAAGATTGGTTATGGTTATACCAAAGAAGATCTACTGGAAGCTGTGCCTAACGCACGAGCTGTTCCCCAGATCTTTATCAATAACACACTTATAGGCGGTTTCACAGAACTACGTGACCACATAGAACAAACAGCCGGTGGATTCGGCAAGGGAAAATTATGATGTTAATAGACAAAGGTGTTGCAGTAGGAGAAGTAGTTACATTAAAACTCACTAGCGGTGAAGAACTAGTGGCAAAACTAGCGGAAGATCAAGTCATGCACTACAAATTAGCGCATCCTATGGTCATAGCTATGAGTCCAAAAGGACCAGCGTTAATGCCCTACTTATTCACAGTAGATCCCAACAAAGAAATTAGATTAGCCAAAGCTGTAGTAGCTGTGGCAGAAGCCACAGATAAATCATTTGCAGATCAGTTTATACAACAGACCACTGGAATCGCAATGGCGTAAATAGTGTATGGCAACTACACCAACTCCACAATCAACCAGCGTCGGACCTAGTGGTGGTACAGGCAGTGATACTCTTGATAATCACTCTCACCCAGCAGGTACAATGCCTCGGCAGGAACCGTTATATAATCCCTATAATGTGTTTGCCAATGGTGTGGAAATTGCTCTATATAATGCTGCCACAACACCTGGAACATTCGCCTCTGCGGCAGTGCCAAAGGTCACTGTTGAAGCTGCTGTCAAGAACGTGGAAGGCGATGATGACAATACCGCAGGCAAAGCAGAAGCTGATAGATTTCTTGCAGAAGGGCGTATCACTGCTGAAGAACATAAAACTTTAACCACAACACCCACTCCAAAAACTGCGGGTGTAGCAGCTGCCAAAGACAGACCAGCAGATAGACCTGTCGCAGCAGTCTCGGGTGATATTACATTTGGTACAGTGCTTACCCCTAATGGTACCACTCTTGGTCAGATGATCAAATCAGTAACCTTTCCCAGAACCATAGCACAACTAGCGGAACACTCGCCTTTGGTGTCTGGTCCGCAGGCAGTGGTCAACAATCTCGCAGGACTGGCATTGAATGTCATTGAGCCTATCAAGGCCAAATATCCTAGTATGCTGATTACCAACAGTTACAGACATGGTGCTAGTATAGGTGGCGGACAGCACGGCACTGGACAGGCAGCTGACCTGCAGTTTCGTGGAGTAGGCGCACATGACTATTTCGAAATAGCACAGTGGATCAACAAGAACATACCCTATGACCAACTGCTGTTGGAATATCTACCAGGCAAAACTGTGTGGGTACATATCAGCTATGCCATTCCTGGATTGCCCAATGGCGGATCTAGTGTGAGACGGGCTAAACCTCAAAACATATTGGCCACGCTGAATGGTGCTGCAGGTGGAAAATTTACTCCTAATCTGCATTCAGATATCATAGTGGCTGCAGTGCCTAACAGAGTGGTGGCTGCATAATGAAAAAATTATTTTGGAATGTGTTGGGATTTCTAAGTCTAGGCATGGCCTATGTGGGTCTAATTACCCCAGGTATTCCGTATAGTTGTTTTGTTGTTGCCGCAGCATATTGTTTTTCAAAAGGTTCAGAACGCATGCACCGTTGGATCTACAATCATAAAATCTTCGGTCCATTCTTGACAAATTGGAATGAAAAGAGAGTGTTTCCACAGAAAATGCGCTATTTGATGTTGACAATGATGTCAATAAGCCTTATAATGATGTATGCAAGCGGAGTGAAACCCGTGGGCATATTGAGCACAGCAGTGTTTATGATGATCGTGGCAATTTGGGCGTGGAGATTTCCTAACTCCCCCGAAGAACATGATCGTCGCAAAGCAGCTGGCGAAAAGATAGGTTGGATTAAATAACAACACACAGACACTAAACATTTTTAACACAAGGAAAAAAGTAAAATGGTAACAGGAAAAGTAAAATGGTTTAACGACGCCAAGGGTTTTGGCTTTATTACGCCGGACGATGGTGGCGCAGACTTATTTGCTCA